TTCGCTAAAATCTGATTTCTTTGAGATAGTAAAGTAACATTTGACGGGTCAAGCCTTAATGCTCTGTCAACCTCTCTGAGTTCACCTTGTAGTGCTGTGGATTGTCTGTTTACGTCTCTTAACGCGTTCTGTAGCCCTTGCGTTTCACCGTTTATCTCAACTGTAATTCCTCTTATGTTATTTGCCGTTGCCCTCACCTCCCAAAATGCTCACGCATTCCGTCTCTGTCACAATCTGTTTGTTCCAAGTACCAAGCAGTTTCTAGATATTCTCTACCTTTTTCACTTTGATTGCAATTAAATATAAATGCATCTCTGAGATAAGTTAGATATGTTACAACGTCTAGTTCTTCTATCTCTGAAAACTTTAACCCGGAGTAATCAAAGATTGTCTTTAGTTCAATTGTCTCAGATGTGTAGTAAGTCTTTTTTTCTTCATCTGGCGGATAAAACGGAATACTTATTTTTTTTTAATATTCGCAATCCAGTCCATCAAATCCTGAAACAATTCTGATGCCTCAACTATGTCAAGATCATCAAGTACCTGTTCAGGGCTTATTTTCTGTCCGTCTGTATTGTTGCTAAGCAGTGCGGATAAACCGTCTGCAAGCGTTTCAAGTGCTTTGCTCTCGTCTGTTGACATATGTGTCAAGTTGTTTAGTGTCCTCATTTTAGGTGGCTGTATTGTGAGCCTATCGCCGTTGTACTCAACCTGTATGTTGTTACCTATTACCTGTGTTTTCATTGTTATCCTCCTAAAACGCCGCACTAAGGCGGCGCATTATTATTAACCTATGTTGTCAACTACTGTAACTGTACCGACTGATTTTGCCTTGCTACTTGCATCAATCTCAACAACTGTTATAATCTGTCCTGCTGTTGCTGCTATTTCTGTAGTGTTTACCACAAGTGCGACCCATCCTGTCGTACATGCCGCATCGTATGCTACGTCAACGGCTGTCGCCCCTATCTTGTATGCATATGTGTTACCGCCAGTTATTGCAGGTGATATTGCACTTACCTTTGTTTTACCGGTTGTGGCCTTAGCGAGAGTAAGAGATAAAATTCCAAGTCCGAGTATTTCCTCAGAGAATATAACAAGTGTCCCTTCTCCGTCCATTGGCTCAGCCTTAAATTCAGGGTTAATGACAGTCTCTTTATCTTTTGCAAAAGCCAGTGAAAATCCTGCGGTATTGCTACCTACAACGGTAACTCTTGCGTCACCGTCAGCCTTATCAGTATGAACAAACCTGACTGCGTACTTCTTGCCGTTATCGTTGTTCTTGCCTCCAATTTTCAGTGTTCTGATACCGCCTGCTTCTGTGATTCTGCCTGTACTGGACAATCTGTTCAGTGTCGCAAGATTCCATGTACAGACTCCAAGCTTTAATGTCGCTTCTTCGTCGGTCATTACTGTTTTTGATAAAAGTCCGTCGTCAGGCTTTGCAGTATAAAAACTCGGCTTGTACTCACAAGTTGCTCCGCCGCTTACGTCACCTAGTTTATTTGCATCTGTTTCAAAGTCAGCGTCTTCCGGGATTGTACCGGTAAACTCTGTAATATAAACTTTACCTGACCCGATGCGGATTTTCTGTTTATCGTTTGTGTTTGTATGTGCCATATTTTCACTCCTTGTTAATTGTCGTAAATTCGTATGCTATCATTAAGAGGTTTTCGTCTTCTATCCATGATTCTATTTTGCTTAACTCAACATCAGAAAATAAGCTTTCTATTTGCTTTTCCAGTGCAATATTTTTTGAGTCTGTGTACAATTCGATTATGATGTTATCATCACTTATCAAGTTTAGACTGTCTGCACCATGTTTTCGACTGTTGTCAAGATAGTAAACAAGAAACGGAGGCTCTTGGGCAGATTTAAACGCTCTATATGCTACCGGAATACCAAGTGTTTGTAATCTTGCATATGTTTCTTGCAATGTCATCCGCCAATCGCCTCCTCTATTCTTCTCATTAATTCTGTTTCGGCTTTTTCTTCAGCCGGTTTAATGTGTGGTATTGCGTTAACACGTCCGCCGTTCCGCTTTGCGTGACCGTGTTCGAGCAGATGCGTTAAATGATATCTTGTTTTGTTATATACAATTGCAGTTTTCTTTGATCCGCTTTGCTCTATTTTTAAACGCCATCCCTTTTGATAGTCTCCACCATCTTGACTTTTCGGGGATTTTTCTTTTACGTCTTTGAGCAATTCTTTTCCGGCTTCTTCTATTGCGTTGCTTACTGCAACTTCGACTTCACTTGTATATTCTCGCATCATATCAGCAAGCTGTGCCGATAAATCATCCATTGCCGGACCTCATTTCGCAATACAGTTCGATGATTTCGTCCGGTCTTTCATACGTTCGGTATATCTGATACATCGTGCCGTTGTATTCAACTAGATCTTCGCTGTTATAGTCGAATGCTGATATTTCAAGAACGAATTGAGGTTTAAGGTCGCTTTGAGCGGCTTTGTAAAACTCGTTTTGCGATATGCTTTTCTTTGTACAATACGTTTCGTTCCTGGTTAAAGTAACTGGAAGCAATTGCCCGATTTCGTCTCGGCCGTTCGATATCGCAGATATTAAATAAGCTATATCATCCAACTGCATCACCGTCCTTTACAGCCCCATCCCACGTTACATATAAATCAGTGGTATCTGACGTTCCGTCTGTCATTAATGCCATACCGTCACGTATCATTTCATAGCACGTTCTATTTCGTTCTGCCGTTTCAGACTTTCCGAAATAAGATTTGCAGTATAAAATTACTGCTTGCGTTAAAAGCGCATCTCCAGATGTCTCCTTATCATCAACGTTTAAAACTCCTACCCTTTTGAGGTCTGCTTTACAGGCCTCAATTAAGGGAGCGAGTTCATCGACGTCAAATGCATCTGTTTTTATGCGTAGTGCCATTTTTACTTTTTCAAGCAATTAAATCACCCCGCTGTTGTGTCCTCAATTGTGATTGTCAATGTGCAACTGTTATCCTTAGTAAATGTAACTGTAAATGCCTTTTCGCCTGCTGTCAGCGTTGAGAGATATTCTTTTTCGATTGTGATTACGCCGTTACTTAGTGACCAGTTTGTTCCACTGCTTTTAGGTACTTCTGTTTCGCCTAAGTAAAGTTTTGATACTGTTCCGCCTGTGCCACTTGTCGCAGTGATAGCTAAATCCTTATAATTTGCACCTGCTGTATTCAGATCAAAGGTAGCTGTGGCCGGAGTCACTGCGTTTATGAGTTTTTTACTATCACAGTAACAAGGCCGTTCTTGTCGATTGTCTTACCATCAACAAGCATGATCGCTTTTGTAATCTGGTCGTCTGTTGCCTCATCTGTGTACTTTTTGATTGTCATTTCGTAGTTTGTATTGATTGCGTATCTAGAAAAATCAAAGATAGCGGCCACAACTGTGTCAGCGGAAACTGATGTTGCAAATGCTGACATATAAGGTGAGAATTCAACTCTACGTCCGAGTATAACATGCTCTGGTTTGCCGTCAATACCTACTGAAACTCTTGCGATCGGCTGCCCTGTGGTGTCTTTAAGTGCGATAATCTGATTATAAAATGTCTTTTTAGGCATTACCCAGACAGCACCTGATTCGTATTCTTCAGGAATTGCCGCCTCTGCAGCTACTAAAGTTTCATATGTAAAGCTGCTGCCCTCTGCAATTTCAATTTTCTGTCCTGAAACTGGAGTCTCAGTTAAGAAACCAACCATCTGATTTCCGCCAGAACCGTTGCCAGTAAACATTGACTGTTCAACCGCTTTAACCATAGCCTTAGAAACCTTGTCAACAAAGTCTGTTTCAAACATTTCAAGTGTAACAATAGATGCCTCAAATGACACTGCAACCTTGCATATAAGTTTTCTGTAAGCAAATGTGATTGATCCTGTTGTTGCTTGCTGCGTATCTGCTGTTCCACGCTCTGCTACCCATGATGCAGTCAAGTCAACACTTGAAGTAGGAATGGTTACGCCACCCTTGATGTTTGTTTTTGTAGCCATAGCAAAAAACTTACCGACGTTTTCAAGCTTGCTGTAAATCTTCTGGATTAACACGGACGGAATAACGCTTGTAACCTCTGATGTTACGGTCTGAGCGTCGGTGTTAAGGAACTTTGCCGGAATTGCTGTGCCTGAAATTACTTTTGCCATGAATACCTTGCGGTATTCCTCAGAGTTGTACATGTCTGTTTTGTTTGCATATGTCTGTTCTGTTGTCATCTGTGTGCCGCTTGCCATCTGTGCCGTCATGGAGTTTGCCGCTACTGCCAC